TTTCACCTGCAGCACCACGAGTTGGGTTGTTTTTTTCATTCCAACTTACTTCATCTGCTTCATCAACAATTTCTTCTTTTTGATATTTTTTACCACACATTTTTTCATACATTTTTTCCATCCCAGCTTTTCTTTTTTCTAAAAGCTTGATTTCTTTTTGCATGTCTTTCATTTTCTTTTTATCAACTAATTCTGATAAATTTTCATCTTCGGATATTGAATTTACTCTATCTGATTTTTCATTAATATGGTTAGATAAAAATTCTAATTGAGCTTCTAATTTAGTAATGTCACCCGCTTTTCCTATTTCAGCTAATTTACTATCAATTGATTCTTTTTTAGGTTTTTTAGCTTTTTTATCTTTTAAAGCTTTTTCCATAGGTTCTTTAGTATCACCATCCCCATCTACATCTGGGTAGTCAGGTCTTTTATCTTCTTCAACACCAGCACTTTCATTTGAGGCATCTATAGCTTCTTGTCTAGCTTCTTCTGCATCGCCTTCATCCATGGGTAATTTTTTTTCTTCTTCTTCTTCATGAAGAATTTCATCTACAATTACTGTCCAAGGATTGTGTCCTGTTGTAACTACACCTCCAATATTTTCTTTTACTAAATCAAATGTATTATCACTATCTTTTAGTTTTTCACTATAACCACTAGCAGCATGTTTACCATCTGCTTTTTGAGTTTTAGCTTCTGTGTATCCTAAACCTTTAACACCAAATTGTCCTTCTTTTACATAATGTAAAGGATCTTTAGCTAGGTTTTTAATTACAAGTTCTTTAGCTTCGTCTAAAGTTAATTCACTATTATAACTAGTTTCTAATTGGACACCTTTTAATAATTCTTCACCATTAACATTATTAACATTTTCTACTGTTGTATCATAATCATAATTATGAGAATCAATATTTTCTAAGGTTTTATCTACTTTATAAGATGCCTGGAATCCTTCACCTTCAAATTTTGCTTTTGAATCTGCAGATATACCTTCTGAGTCTTTCAAAGTGTTTACTGATTCATCAGTATTAACAATAGGCTTTAGTTCATCTCCTTTTTTTTCTGCTAAAAATTGAGCAAACTTAGTTTCAAAATCTGCTTTTGGAGTTGCTTCAAAAGTTGTAATAGGATTTAGATCAATATAATTTTCAGTTATTAACTTTTCTGTTAATTCTTTATGTAATTGTTCTGGTGATTTCATAATTTTTATTTATTGTAATAATGTTTCTATATCGTTAAAATAATCGTTAATCATATCTGTCCCAATTACGACAGCAAAGCTTTCCGGATTATCTCTGTAATATTTTATTGTTTCTATTTTTGCTAGTTTAATTGATTTTTTAATATTTTCAAATCTAGCTTCTAATTTATCAAAAGCTTCTATACGTTCCTCATGGAATTTAGATGCTTTGTCCTCGTTTTCTTTTATATTACGGTTATACATATTAAAATAATTTATTTACTTCAAGTCCTGAACCTTTTTGTACATAAGTACCATTTTTGTTTTTGGGGACTAACTTAAATTTAAATTGTTTTACGTATGCATTATCTTTTACTCCATCCTCCGTTGCCTTAGGACCAGGGCCTAATGTAGCTCCAACTCCTTCTTTTTTAAGTTTTTTTTTCTTTTTTTTAAAAGCATAAGGTGTAGCATATTGCATTCCGGTACCAGCACTAAAAGTAGCTGAGTTCGCTCCACCTCCAGTTGTAGACATTTCATCTATTTCCCCTTCCATAGTCATTCTTTTATACTCGTCTGGGTATTCATTACGGAGGTGTTTTCTAATTCTATTTCTTAGTAATCTAGCTTCTTCGTATATTTTTCTAAACTCTTCGTCTGATTTAGTTTTGGTATAAACTCCTTTAGCTGTCGAAACTAATTCATCAACATCATCATTTAATTTATCAAATGCTGGTAGGTCAACTACTTTCCAACCTACTTGACCAGTTTCATCATCAATAGAATTAACTACAAATTTAGTATCCCCATCTTTAGAATAAGACACATCACCAATTTTATAGCCACCTTTTTTCGCTAAATTAGGGGCAGGTGCTTCTTTAAGTTTATATTTGAGAGCCATTTGCTACTTGTATTTCATTTATTAATTGATAATAACGTAACAAATCAACTAAATTATCATCTCCAATTTTATCGGTTTTTTTCAATTCAGTTAAAAATTTAGATACTTCAGTAATTTTAATTTGGGTAGCTTTATCCTTAATATTTTTAGTTTCTTTAACTAAAATATTTTTTAATTCATTAATTTTAGTATTATAAAAATTTCTTAAATCTGGAGTTGAATCTACTGAGTTAATATACTCTTTAAGTACTTGTTTTTGATCATTAGTTAATACATCATACTTATCATTAAACTTTTCTAGTAATACTTTATATGTAAGAGTTCTTACATCTTTATCATATGTAGAAAATTCTTCAAGTACTGTTTGTTTTGAATCTTGAGTAACTTCTTTTTTAGTTAAATGTTCTAATAAAGTGATTTTATTATCAACTAATTGTGTTGGATTAGATATAGATTTTGAATTAACATTTTCTATTAAAGTATACAAAGATGCTAATTCTTTATAATTTGAAATTTTAGAACCAAAGAAAGATTCTAAGTTATAATGTTTTTTAATTTCATTAATTAAATTATATTTTTGTTTTTTTAAAGATTTTCTATTAAATTTAGTAGATGCTTCTAATATAGTATCAATTACTAATGTAGCTCTACCTTCAGTTATTACTTTAGATTTAATTACGGATTCATATAATTTATATTCTTTACCTAAACTAGTATTAACAAAATATTCTTTTAATATATCTATAGCTGGTGAATTACCACCTTTAAGCGTATCAGCTGTAATTTGACGTACTAACAGTTCAAATAATATGCCTGTGTTTTTGTACTTTGAGTGTTTTATTTTCATCAAAAAATATATTTATTTATAAATATGTAAAGTTTTTTACTTCTTTAATTGGTTTTCATCTAGTAATGAAGATGTATCTTTATCTTCTTCAAAAATCAATCTTTTTTGAGTCATTTTTTTGAAAATATCTTTATTTTTTAGATATGTTATTTGAGCACTTTCAAGAGCTAAAGGACTTCCTCCCTTAAATTTAGGACGAATAGAATCAGAATCATTTTTATCAGTATCTTTCATACGTTTAGTTCCTAATCTATCTTTACCAAAATTATCATCTTGTGTATTGCGTTTCACATTAGTATCTTGAGGTCTTCCTAATTTAGGATCATCAGCCGCATATTTTTCTGGTTCAGGGACATTTCCTGGGTCATCATACATTCTTCCTTTACCATATAATGAAGCTAAATCATGAGGGGTACCATACGATTTACCAGTTTCAATAGGGTCATTTCCTTCTGCTTCTATTTGGGCTATTCTAAACTTACGTTTAGCATCTTCTCTAACTAAATCTCTATATTCATCATATTGATCCTCACTAAAGTGATAAATATTATCATAAATCCAATCAGATGGTACTAAACCTTGTTCTAATAATGTAGCAGATAACTCAGCTTTAGATTTCATTAACTCAATTCTTTCTTGATCATAAATGATAGAAGGAGTTGTCATGTTTAATGTAAAATTGGTTAATGTTTCATCTGTATACCCTTGTGTATATAAATGAACTAAAGCAATTTTATTAAGTTCTGATAGTATAATTCTTTGAATTCTATCAATTGTACGAGCAAACCTAATGTCTTGTTGAGCTAATGTAGCTTTACCTTCTAAACCTTCTTCATACCCTAAAAATGCTTTTGGGATTTTAAGTGCTGCAAATAATTTACCTCTTAAATATTCTACATCTTGTATACCATCATATTGTAAACCAGGTGTAGTATCTATTTTAGTAGTATTATCATTACCACGAACAGGAATATAAAAATCTTCTAACATATTTTGCATGTTATACTTTAAATTATATTCACCTGTTTTTTCATCCATAAATGGAGTACGTTTCATACTTGAAATAGTTTTTTGCATAAATGTTTCTATTTCATTAGGTGGAATAGCTCCTACATTTACATAAAAAATTCGTTTTTCAGGGGCGCGAGCAATTCTATGAATTAACATAGCATCCTCCATTAAAGTATATTGTTTGAATAATTTTCTAGCTGGTTCTATATAAGCTCTACCATAGGGAAGATAATTAACATCACCTACTAATCTAAAATGGGCCATTTCATAGTTGTCAAATACAATTCCTGTTGTATTATCTGGGTTTTGGTTTACTGTATAATAACCTGAACTACTAGTTCCACCTCCTACAAAACCTTCTGGGTTGTATATATATCTAATTTCTTGAGGGTTTTCTGGGTTATATCCTTCTTGTCTTTCCATATGATAAGCTGTATACGGTATAACATTATACACTCCAAAT